CGCCCATTGGATGGTATTCCCACAGCGCCTTACATAATTCGTATCCGGCGGGATCGCCCGGTTGAATCGTTTGCTCTGACAATAGATTCGTCAGGTTGTTTCCCAAAAAGCTAGTGTTAATGGATATGTCTGACATATTTAGAATCCGTATTTGTCGCCCACGCCGATTGCGATACTATAAACGAACGAGTCGAGCAAGTCATCAGCCCGTTTGTGGGCATCTTTGTCGCCAATTCTAAACCCTGACACTTGCGATAACAAATGATTTCGGGTTACGCCCTTGAAATTGGTTGTCTTATTGTATGCGTACTCGCTGATTTTGAGCTTTTCTTGAAAGTAATGACCGGATACGGAAATGGCACGTTCGTCTTTCCCAGCAGCTGTCAGCTTGCTGTCGATGGCATGAGTGTTCCATCCTCGGCTGCGGCCTTGCTGAATCAGGATCGAACCAGCAGCTGCATCCTCAATAAATGTCCCGACTACGCCATGTCGGGATTGTGTCATCTTTGCCAATTCCTCTAATCGCTCAAATACCGTTGGCAAATAAGTTTCAAGTAGCGCTCCATCGATTTGCACTACGTCCCAATCCAATACAACCAATGGATGACCAACCCATTTGTTGAGCGCACAGTAAACGACAGCTGTACCATCGTTTTCTTTGCCGCCCTTGACCGCCGTATCCATGACAGCGAATACACCATCGCAGCGCTCCGGGTATTGGACCGGCTCGCCATTGACTAGCATCTTATCCACAGAAAAAAAGGCCGTTCCCGACCAATCGACAAACTCAGCCAAATACTCTTGTTGGAATACCAGCGGGTTATTTCTTAATCTTTCCTTTTCTAATTCCTCAGGAGGAACAAATGGATTGGTGATAGTTGGAGCGTGAAACTCTTTGAATCCCAGCTCTTTATCATTGCAAACCGAATAAAAGAAATTATCGGTGTCGATGCCATTTGGTGTTGAGAATACCCACGCCCGACCCTTGGTAGTCAGCATGGTTGGCTTAATTGCCTTTTCCCATACCTCCTTCATTTGCGGTGATTTGGTAAATCCGGCCTCGTCGATCAATACTCGGTGGTATTCGCGCCCCCGACCAGCCAGCTCGTTATCGTTCAATGTCCATACATCGATTTTGCCGCCGCCCTTAATGTAAATCGTCCCGGTATTCCTGTTTCGGCTTTTTATATCCGATGACAACATTTCGAGTAAATGGTCCCAAGGCTCGGCAAGCTGTCGGTTTTCGGGTGTGAAAATCCCTACGTTCATGCCTTTGAGAGCGCATCCAGCAGCGATATATTCCAGTAGTTTTGTCTTACCCCAGCGCCGCCCACAACGGACTACATTTAGCCGGGCTTGGTTTCGATAGATATTTTCTTGGCCCGAATGAAGTTTTGGAACGACGATTTCATTCGACATCCGGTTCTTCTATCCAGTTTCGGACCACAGTTTGATGCGTATCGGTATCTTTTACATCGCCGTATTTCTTAGGCGCAAGTTTGGCAATAATCCATTTGCGAGTATCAATACGCAGCCGGGATCGATTGACCACTTCGTGATTGGTTCGTACCCGCCCATCCTTATCTTCGTAGGTGTCATCCTCTACAGCGTCGGCAATATCTAGCAGCTGCTCCAGCAAGTAATCGGCTTGAGCTTCCCGCGCTAACGCGTATCTGTCCCGAAATTTGGGATGGATTGATAGCCATCTCAAAGCCGTTGACCTTCCCGGCATTGATTCGTCCTTACATATTTTGACTAGACTTTCGCCTTCGGCAATCCGATTGCAAATGATTTCGGCGATTTCATCGTTGTAATCTGACGGTCTGCCAACGGGTCGAGTAGTTTCCATGATGCGAGGGTGTCAGGCCAGTTCAGGTGGAGGAGGGACCCCTGTCGAAGCGAGGACGGCGCTCCGCTGGCCTGACGGTTTCTATAGTATCAAAGTTTGGATTTCACATCAGCAATCAAAGCATGAATGTTTTTCTTGATTGATGCGACATGAAATAAGCTAGTGATCGATTCCAGTTTCTTTATTTCGTACTCTACGTCGGCAATGAATTTCTGAACGAAGTTTTCTTTACTTACCGTAGATGATCCATGAGCCAAATTATCAGTAGAGCTGACACTAGGAACGGGATTGGCCTGAACAGGAATAGCAGCAGGTGTAGCGTTCCCAGTAGCATCAGGAACGGTAGGCACAGCAGCGTTACTAGGATTAGTGGAATCATTTGTATCAGCCATTTGGCGCTCCGATCATAAAGTGTGTCAATTGTAATAAATCATCTTCAGTTAAATCATACATCCTTTCGAATGCTTTTTTACCCAAACCATGAATTCCCGTATTTCCCCGATGATGTTCCGGGCAAAGCGGTATAACTGGTGCATTAGCTCTTATCCCTGCTTTTCGTAAATGGTGAATCTCGCTTGGTGTGCCTTCGCCATATCCTAGCTTGTAACAAAGTATGCAACCGAAATCAGCCAGCTTTGCAAAATATTTCTGTTCAGCTTTCGATGCCATGCTGCCACGCCATAATATATTCTATCAGCTCAATCATTTCATTTACGGTTAATGATGATGTATGACGAAATACAATATCAACGCCATGACCATCGAGCGCGGGGAGTAGTTCTACGTTTTCTCCTCTTTCACGCATCCACGCAGCAGTAAGCAATCGTTTCCACGTTTCAATATCTCTTTTTCGTCCGGCCCATTCAGTCGTTCGTGAAATTTCGCCCAAGATTGCGTGTAGCTTTGCATTTTGCTCAAGGGATCGATTTTTGGGTTTGATTTCGACGGTGTATCCATCGGGAGCATCCTTAATCGCTTGTATAGCGTTTGCGCGAGCTGACGAATGTGCCAGTATGAATAGCTGCTTCACTGTTGTCCTTTGGCAGTGGGGCATCAAAATAGGTGTACATCCAAACCGTTTTGCGAGCTTTGGGGTTTTGTACTGGTATCAACTCCCGGGTCGCGTAGCGCTGTTTGAGCAAATAGCACATCGCCATCGAAATGTCCGACGGCTTGAGTTCAGGCAAATGCGTTTTGATCTCGGCATTCGTCATCGCTTGCTGCTTTTCCCGGAATAACCCGCGAATCTTTTGTACGGCATTTATCGACATGGTGTCATAGATCGTTAAAATTAATATATGACATTATCATACAGGATGTATTACCAGTTCAATATCATTTTTATCGCTTCGTCGTATTTTTTGACGCGAGCGTAATCTTCGGGTGTTGGGTTTGGGATACGGCCTAGATCGATGTTATCTAATAAATCGGCAAGTTTTACTTTTTTTGCGATTGGGTTTTGACTTGCTCGATGGATGAATTCTAAATAACCTTCGCCTTTGCGCTTGGTCAATGCGTCCAGTGCATCAACGATGGTGCAAGAAAATCCAGTTACTCGGAGTTTTTCGAATGTCCAATCGGTGTCCTCGACTAAATCGTGTAGAACAGCGACGGTTTGATGCTGCGTGTTTTGAAAGCACTGCATGACGCGCAGCGGGTGGAGGATATAGGGATTACCGCCCTTGTCAACCTGACCATTGTGTGCAATGGCTGCAATTGAAATGGCGGTTTCCAAGTTCACATCAGTCACCGGCTGCCCTTTGCTTGGTCCATTCATAAAGCAATGCTGAAACGTGTTTGATCTCGCCAGCAATGGGCAAAGCGTTTTCATAATCGTTTCGGACAACCAAGTTGTGATATTTACGCATGAGTTTATCCAGTTCGAGCTGGCCTTCGCTACAGTCAAACAATCGATTTTTCATGGTTTTACCCCAATTGGCTTTAATGCGCCATCGTTTAATGCTTTGAAAACAATCTGAAAATATTCGACCGCCTCAAAATTGGCGTTTTTTTCAGCGTTCAAAATCATGCGTAGAAGTTGCATCCATACTTCGTTTTGAGCTTTCGAGTAACCCAGCTCATAGGCTATTTGATTCATGTCCATTATTTATTGCTCACTTTTATCATTTCATCCGCCATGCGAAATGCCCAATCTGCGGCCTGACCGATGGTGATTTTGTCCATGTCGTGATTAGCACAAAACCCCTGCAATGCTGCGGTCGCAATATAAACTCGCAGCGTCATGCCCGGGGCCATGTCTTGATTACCCACCCATGTAGGAAATGCCGGAGTGGATATTTTCATTTGATCCACCATGCAACGATAGGGAGCAAAATTAAAAGCCAGCCAACCACAGAAATTAATAAGTCTTTCATAATTTTTCCTTTCGTGAAGGGGCCGTAGCCCCGGAAATTAAAAGTTGTAATCGTAAAATTTGCAAGGCTGGTCAGACAATCCAAATTTTCTACCATCCCGATCTTTCCAAACCCCATCTTTACCCAAGCGAATCCGAATTACGCGACCATTTACATCGCTTTCGATATTCCACTTTTGCTCATACTGGTTTACACAAATTGCCGAAAAACCGCCGGTGACAAATTCAGGCTTGAACGCTACTTCGTCGAGCTTGGCAATCATTTCTTGCACTTCCAAACATTTTTCGCTAACGACACGAATAACCTTATAGGGGTCAATGTCGCTGTAACCAAAGAAATTTGCGTATTTCATTTTGATCTTCCTTTCGTGTGTTGATCTTTACTACGGTTTTATAATACATCTACCCAATAACCTATGCAACAAATTTCTAATACATTGTTGTATTTGTGCATAAGGTGGGGAATCCCTGCCCACGAAAGGATTCGGTAGTTTGAGATACCAGCTCGACAAGGATTCCCCGTTGACTTATCTACAGCCGCAAGACATTTTGCCGTTGGGCATTGGTGTGCATCCATAGGTTGTGTATGGTGGGCAAGCTGCAAATGCTGATGCTGATGCTAAAAACAACGCAATTGCGATTACTTTTTTCATGGCACTGCTCCTCAAAGTTTAGAAATCCCCGTCTTTCCGGGGTGTCACTACTCGCTGCACTGGAAAACACTATTTAAACCAGCATCCGCTTTCGGTAAATCAAAATGGAATATCGTCATCCATATCCGCCAATCCTTCGCCCCCAGTAGCAGCTGCGTACTTCCTTGCGTCGTTTACCGTCGCTGCCGATTGTCGGGGTGATTCGGACCGTTCTGCTTTACTACCCAGCATTTGAAAGTTTTGGCAAATAACCTTAGTGCTGTACTTTTCGATGCCGGATTTGTCCGTATATTTCTCAGTACGCATTTTACCCTCGATGAAAACTGGTGCGCCTTTTTTTAGGTATTCCCCGGCAATTTCGGCAAGTTTCCCAAATATGGTAATGTTGATCCATTCAGTATGCTCTACGGCCTGACCAGCTTTGTCTTTGTACTTTTCGGTACAAGCGATACTAAAGTTTGCAATGGCATCGCCGCCGGGTGAATAACGCAATTCAGGATCGCGGCCTAAGTTACCAATTAAAATTACTTTGTTAACGCTCATTGTTTTTCTCCTTCAGCTTGGCTATCTGTGCTTCCAACTCTTTAATTCGTGCCATGTGCTCACAAAGGGACTCTTGAGTTGCTTTCAGTAAGTCCCAGTCTTGCTCAGGCTCATAATCCAAACCTAGTTCACGAGCGTTATCAGCTTTCCTGTCTAGTGCTTGCTGTAATAGTTCACGGTTCATTTTGACCCCTGAAATGTCAATCGTTTGTAAATTGCGCGGGTGCGCTCGACATCTTTGCCGCAATATTCCGCCACTTCCTCAATCTTCCCGGCCTGAACGTAATCCCACACCTTGCTGCCGTCCAGCTCGCCCTTGGATTCGATGCCAAAGATTTTGCATAGTTTATCCATGCTGATCCGATTGCCTACACCGGCCCACGCAACCATCGTGTCAAATACCGATTGATCCCAAGGTTTAGCATGAAATGGAATAAATGATGGCGGCTTGATTCCCAACATGACTGAGCGCTGAAATAAGAATCGCAAATCAAAACCAACCACGTTGTGACCAATAAATACTGGACGAGGATCGGTGCTTGGATTGTAATAATCGTCAAGATAACCATAGAATTCATGGATGATTTCCGATTCTTTGGTCCAATCTTCTTGGTAAATGTTGTACGGGTGCATATCATCGACCGCAAATGAGATCGCGCAAATCTGACCCATGCCGCCATCAAATGACGTTTTGCGATATTTCTCATCCGCAGCTGCCGTAATTTCATCAGTTTTAATTTTGATGTATTCGGCAATCTTGGCTTCGTCTTTGTAATTGCCCGGTGATTTTATTGCTGAGATTTCTGTTTCGATGTCTTTTTTAAGCAATTCAATCGCAGCTGGTGATTGTGCCGGTACAGTTTCGATGTCAAAGTAAATATTCATTATTTAACCTCCGCTTCAGTTGAAAGTAATTCATTTTTGCGAGCGCCACACAAATCGCGCACAGTTGCGACGATATTTGGATGTTT